TTAGGAGCCTCTCCTGCCGAGCGCCTTGGCCGCCTCGGCGGACGCCACGCTACGCCCCATGTAGACGTCCTGGGTCATCGATGGCTTGGCGTGTCCGAGGTGGTCGGCGATCGCGCGAGCGCTCAGGCCGGCGTCGTCCAGCCGGGTCGCGACGGTCTTCCGGAACGTGTGCGAGGTGACCCACCCGAACCGCTCGGCGTCCACGCGCCCGAGCACCTCCTTGATGTCCCGGTTGCCGTTGGACGGGTTACGCACCCCGCCGAACAGCCCCGGGAACAGTAGGCCCACGTCCTCAGCCGGGCGCTGGACGGTCCGGCCATCCTCGGCAAGGACCGTGACCTGCCGGTCGCCGTACGGCCACGTCATCGCCATGCGGCGGCGGCACAGCTCCACCACGTGGACGGGCAGGGCGATCACGCGCCAGCCCGCCTCGGTCTTCGGGCGGAGCTGCAGCACCGTGCCGAGGCCCTTCAGGCGCGCGGCGGTCGCACACACCTCCAGCACGCCGGCCTCCAGGTCGACCACCTTGGCGCGCACGCCGAGCGCCTCGCCGATCCGCATGCCGGTGCCGTCGAGGAACTCCACCAAGTCGACGACGTCCAGCTCCCGCGCGCCCTCGTCCGCGGCGACCTTCGTCAGCATCTCCGTCTCGTCCTCGACCGTCAGCGCCCGCGGCCGCGCCTTGCGGCCGGTCGAGATCTTCGCGACATCGCGGACCGGGTTCGCGTCGAGGGCGCCGTGCCTGACGACCATCCCGAGCAGCAGGGAGAGCACGGACTTGGCCGTGCGCGCCGCGCTCGGGCCGTGGTTCGTGCGCACAGCCTTCACGAACGCGTCGCACCGCGGCACGTCGATCTCGCGCACGAGCAGGCCGCCCAACGCCTTCAGGATGCGGTCGAGCGCACGCTCGTAGATCTCCCGCGTCTGCGGGGTCAGCGTCTCGGACTCGGCGATCTCGGCCTGCCACAGCTTCGCCGCGTCGCGCAGCCGGGTCTCCGCCGTGATCTCGCCGCCGGCAGGCGGGCCGACGCGGTCGCGGATGGCTTCCTTCAGCCGGCGCTCGGCCGCGGCCTGGGTGGTGCCGTACCGGGTGATCTCGCGGACCTCGCCGTCGTGGTCGCGATAGCTCGCGCGGGCCCTGATCCGGCGCGGCCCGAGCTTCTGGAAGCGGACCTTCCCGGCCGTGCCTACGGGAAGAGGGGGACGTCCCACAACTACTCTCCGCGCTCGTCATAAAGATGCGGATTTTCATCGAACTCATAAATCATTTGCTCGACTGCCTCTTCGGTCTCATCGAGGTGTTTGGCGATATCGGCGGGGGCCATACTCTGCTCGTACAAGGCTCGCACGCGACGGACGAGCTGCTGACGTGCGCGCAGTGCATCATCCGCCGGACCTGTTCTATCTTCGAGAGTTACTGATCCATCTTCGTTCTTGCGCGCTAGCGAGACGTACTTCCTGAGCGCGGCATGCCTGGATGCGTACGGACCAGTCTTGAGAGCGTGCCCATGTCTCTCGCCTGCTGTGCCACGAGGCCGTAGCGTCAGATAGTAGTCCTTGCCTTCCCTGGTCAAGGTGAAAGCGCCCTTCTCCACGGGGAAGCAAGGTGATGTGTCCCCACCCTTCGCGCGCTGATCGAGGTGGTGCTCCGCCACTCTACTGAGATAGTTAGTCATCCACTCAAGGGCGTGCCATATTTCGTTGCGCGCGTCCCGGACATCCTCCGGGAGATCCGGTTGCATGAGATCTTGCATGCTGCCGTATTTCTTGATCAGCTCCGCGAATTGTTGACCATATCCCTCTGCGGCCTTTGTTGAGGCCAGCCATTGCCGTGCCGTCTCGGCGGCCTCGAAAAGGAGGTTGTCTGGTGGCGACACCATCTCTTCGATGGTCGTGTTGAACACGCGCGCAATCGCCGCCGCCTCATCCAGGCGGATTGGGCGCTGGCCCTTTTCAAGGCGCGTGATGCCGGACGGGTCGAGTTTGATGGCGTAGCTGGCCAGCTCGTTAGCTAGCTCTCGCTGACTCCAGCCCCGCTTGATGCGTGCGTCGCGCACCCAGGCACCCAGGCGACGCTCCGCACTGACCTCGCTCACACACTCCACCCCACATCTGCCAAGCGCTGCACACGGCGCAACGGTAATGCGGGGTGCGCATTGACGCAAGGGGGTGGCGTGTGCTGTGCTGTGTGACGCGCAGCGCCGTTGCGTCGCCAGCAGTACCTTCCGGGGGCCCGGCGAGGGCCGAACCGCCAAGTACAGACCTCGCCGGGCTATCCCCACCTACCAGCGGAGATGTCATGCACGTTACCAACGGCAGTCGACCGGCACACGCACGTGCCGAGGACCGGCTGCTGCCGTTCGAGGAGATCGTCGAGCGGCTCCCTATGCCCGAGGCTTCCATCCGGTGGAAGCGCCACAAGGGCGAGATGGACTTCATCTTCCGCCTCGGCCGACGCCTGGTCGCCTGGGAGTCCGACCTGCTCAACTGGGTCGAAGAGCAGGCCGCCAAGGACCGGGCGGCGACCCGATGAGGGCGCCCGCGATCCAGGTTGGCGCCCTCATCGAGTTGCAGGTCGACCGGCACGGCTTCGTGGACGAGACCGCCGCCAACCGCGCGTGCGCCGCTGTGGACGCTGACGGCGGGCTGGCGACCGTGCTGATCCATGGCGTCCTCCGGTCCGCCGACGCCTCCGCCAGCGCGGCCCGCCAGGTTGGCGCGGCGCTCGCGACCGCCGCCCGCATCGACGTCCTCGGGAACGGTCCTGCGGTCGTTGCATGGGCCGCCCTCGTCCAGGGCTTCGCCGCCGAGGAACGCAGCTTCCGAGCGACCGGCCGCCTGACCGGCTGACCCTCCCCACCTCCACACCTCTCCACGCGACGGCACCTTCCCCGGCCGCCGCGCCAGCGATCAACCCTCGACACATTGGGGTGTCCTGTGATCAACAACCAGCCGGAGGAGTCCGGCACCACGGAGGGGAAGCGGGCCACGCGGAACGCCCGAGCGGCCGAGCGCGAGCGTGAAGCCCAGTACGGCCCCGCCCTCCAGCTCATCGGCGAAGAGCTGTCCACACTCGTCGACCTGCGCGGCCGCATCGCCCGTGCCCGTGCTATCGCCACCCGGCAGGGTCACGTCGACATCGTGGCGGCGCTCGACGGCCAGCTCGCCCCGTTTCGGGGTTGCTTCGAGTGCGGCGACCGCGTTGCCCCCGGTTCCTACTGCCCGTCGTGCGGGCTCATCAACCATGAGGAGGGATAGGTGGCCATCGAGCGCGTCCGCCGCGTCGGGACCTACGCCCCACTGGCCGCCAACTACTTCATGGACGACGCCATCGCCGAGGCCGGCGAGGCGGCCGAGCTGCTGTTCATCCGCGGGCTGGCTTTCTGCGCCTCGCGACCCGAGCAGGACGGCTACCTGAGCCGGACCCAGCTCGTGCGGTTCGTGGGCGTTGGGATGAGCGATGCCGTGGAGCGTGCCCGACGGCTCGTCGACGTCGAACTCTGGGAGGCCGTGGACGACGGCTATCAGGTGCGTAGCTGGCTGAAGTGGAACCGCAGCGCCGACGAGATCGGCCGCTACCGAGCCAAGGACCGCGAGCGGAAGCGCAAGGCGACGGAGGGCGTCTCGGAGGGCGCTGCGGATTCCGACACCACTTCCGCGCGGAATCCGAGCGGAGTCCGCGCGGAGGGTGTCGCGGAATCCAAAACGGCCTCCGACACACAGATGCACTACACATCAGATGCAGTACAGGAAGTACCTCCATCGAGTACCTCGATGGAGACCTGCATGGAGCACTCGACCTCCACATCGAAGCGGCCGACGCCCGGCAGCGATGACGACCCGCAGTGGTGCCGCTTCTGGGACGCCTACCCCCGCAAGGACGGCAAGAAGGTCGCGCGGACCAGGTGGGCGACTGCGGTCAAGAAGACCGACCCCGAAGTGATCATCACCGGCGCCGAGCGTTACCGCGACCGGATGGCCCGTGAGGGCACGCCACGCCAGAAGATCAAGATGCCGGAGGGCTGGCTGAACGGGGAGCGTTGGGAAGACGAGTCCGGCCCGCACCTGCGCGCCGTCGGCGGATGGTTGGACAACTGATGGACGTCCTCCGCGAACTCGTCCTCCCCAAGCTGGAAGGTGTTCGCCAGTCCGGCGGTTCGTTCTCGGCCCGCTGCCCCGCCCACGACGACCGCAACCCGTCCCTGTCGGTCTCGCCCGGCCATACCCAGCCGGTCGTACTGAAGTGCCAGGCCGGATGCGAGACCGTGGACATCCTCGCCGCGATCGGGCTCACCGAGGCCGACATCTGCACGCCACGCGACGATCAGCGGCGCGAGGAGTGGACACCGCACGGGCCCGCCATCGCCGTCTACGACTATGTGGACGAGAACGGCGTCCTGCTGTTCCAGGTCATGCGGACTCTGGGCAAGCAGTTCCCATGCCGCGTCCCCGACCCGACCGCCAAGCGCGGATACCGCTGGAGCCTCGGCGACACCCGCCGCGTCCTCTACCGGCTGCCCGCGGTGATCGGGGCCTTGCGCGACGGCAAGCCGGTGTGGATCTGCGAGGGCGAGAAGGACGTCCACGCCCTGGAGGCCCGCGGCGTCGTCGCCACCTGCAACCCGGGCGGGACCGGCCAGGGCTGGCGCGCCGAATACGGCGAACCTCTCCGGGACGCCGAGGTCACCATCGTTGCCGACGCGGACAAGCCCGGCCAGGCGCACGCCCGGCAGGTTGCCGCCATGCTCGACGGCATCGCAGCCCGCATCCGCATCGTCGAGGCAGCCGCAGGGAAGGACGCCGCCGACCACCTCGCCGCCGGCAAGACGATCGAGGAGTTCGTCGAGACCTGGACCAGCGACGAGCCCGCCAGGGTCGACCTCGCCGTGGACCTGTGGGAGTTCATCGGCCAGTCCGACCCTCCGTACGAGTGGGTCATACCCGGCCTGCTTGAGCGCGGCGACCGCTTGATCCTCACTGGCTTCGAGGGCCTCGGCAAATCCATGCTGACCCGGCAGCTCGCCGTCTGCGCGGCAGCGGGCATCCACCCGTTCGCCTGGGGCGAGACCTACGAGCCGCGGCGCGTCCTGATGATCGACTGCGAGAACTCCGAGCGCCAGGGCCGCCGCCGGTTCCGCCCGCTCGCCGCCGCCTCCATCAAGACCCGGCGCCGCGTCCCCGACGGCGGGCTCCGGCTCATCCACCGGCCCGAGGGGATCGACCTCACCCGCGAGAACGACGCCGCGTGGTTCATGGAGCGCGTCACGGCACACCGCCCCGACCTGCTCATCGTGGGCCCGTTCTACCGGCTCCACATGGGCGACATGAACGACGAGCGCGTCGCCCGCAAGGTCGTCGGCATCCTCGACGCCGCCCGCACCAAGGCCGACTGCGCCCTGGTCACCGAGGCCCACGCCGGGCACGGCGAGGCAGGCAAGAACCGCTCTGTCCGCCCGCTCGGCTCCTCGCTGCTACTGCGCTGGCCGGAGTTCGGGTTCGGCATCGCGCCCGACCCCGGCAAAGAGGTCCGACCTGGCGAACCGTACCGCGACGTCGAGGTCCGCCCCTGGCGCGGCGCCCGCGACGAACGCAACTGGCCCACACACCTGACCTGGGGCGACCCCGAGGGATGGCCCTGGCAGATCGCACCCGAAACGATCGGAGGAAAGGGATTTTGATCAACAGCATCCACGAAGAGATCGGTTGGTTCGCCTGCGCGAACCTGCAATGCCGCAAGCCCCTCGACCGCGACCACGTCACCCTCGTCACCACCGCGCACATGCGGCGGTTCTGCAGCGTCCTGTGCATTACCGAGGGCCAGGTCGCATGGCACGAGCGGCTCACCGACCCCAACGTGCCGGAGTACCAGCGGTACGAGCGGGAGCTGCAGGCCCACATCGCCAGCGGCGAGACCTCCGCCGCTAGCGCGGCCATCATCGCCCGAGTCTTCGCCGACCACCCCGACTGGTTCCACCGCGGCCCGTGCTGCGAGTGCCCGAAGTGCGGCGGCAACGAGTGCGTCGTCTGGAACCCGGACTGGATGCCGGAAGGCGTGTCCGGAGTCCACATCTGCCCCACCTGCCAGCCGAAGAAGGAGAGCTGAAATGGCCGGAGAAACCCAGATCACGATTGTCGGGAACCTCGTCGAGGACCCGAACCTGCGCTTCACCCCGAGCGGCCAGGCGGTCGCGTCCTTCCGCCTCGCCTCCACGCCCCGGTTCTTCGACAAGGCCGCGAACGGGTGGAAGGACGGGGAGGCGATGTTCCTGACCTGCAACGTCTGGCGGCAGGCCGCCGAGCACGTCGCCGAGTCCCTCACCCGTGGCATGCGGGTCATCGTGCAGGGATGCCTCAAGCAGCGCTCCTACGAGACCCGCGAGGGCGAGAAGCGCACCGTCTTCGAGGTCGAGGTCGACGAGATCGGCCCCTCCCTCCGCAACGCGACCGCGAAGGTCACCAAGGCCCAGCGGTCCGGCGGCGCCCCGGCCGGCGGCGGGTTCGGCCAGAGCGCGCCCGCCGGCCAGCAGCAGGGCCGCCAGGGCTTCAGCGACGACCCGCCGTTCTGAGCAACCCCCACCAGAAGGAGATCCACATGCCCATCAGCGAGCAGGCGCCCAAGCGCATCATCCGGTGCCGATACATCCGGGCGAACGACGAACGATGCACCGGCGAAGTCCTCGATCCCGAGGCCGACGTCCAGTTGTGCCTGAAGCACACCGCGCGGGTCGTCGAGCACGCCCGCGCGACCTACGAGCGGTTCCGGCTGGAGGCGGAGCTGTGAACGACTTCCAACGGCGGTGGGCCGTCACGATGGTCCGCCTCGTGCCCCTGGTGCTCGTCGCCCTGCTCGTTATCGCCGCCCTCATCGACGCGACCCGATGACCGACCACAACGAGGCCGGGGCTGCCCTTAACAGCCCCGGCCTGAAGGGGAGCCTAGCCATGACCGACCAGACCACCACCAGCGTCCACGCCCAGCACATCGCGGACATGCGCGAGGCCGTCGCCACCCTGCGCACCACCGAGCCCGACCGCAACAGTTGGGACGCGCTCGACAAGCTCGTCGACTTCGCCGAGCAGCAGGGCCTGCACTTCAACCCGGACACGCACGCGAACCTGTGGGGCTTCGGGTCCGTCCGCGTGGTCCTCAGCGAGCCCGACGGCGGATTCTGGGTCCGGCTGTTCAGCCTCATCGAGCCCACCGGCCTCGACGACGTCGAGCTCTACCGCCTCTTCCTCGAAGAGCTCGCCGAACAGGACCAGGAGGGCCGCGAAGACGACCACCCCTCCGTGCACCTCATCGAGGCCGGCGACGCGCGGGACCTCCTCGTCCACCACGACTTCGTGATGCGCGTTTTCGCCACCCACAGCCCCTGGCGCAAGGAGTACTTCGAGAACACCAAGGAGCTCATGCACCACGCCATGGAGAAGTCCGGGCTCCTCGGCATATTCGGCGCCTCACCTACCGGCTTCACGGCCATCGCCCACCTCACCACCGAGGACGGCGAGGCCATCAAGCTGTCCATGCCCATCCGCCGCTTCGACGCCGACGAGGTCCCGATCGTGGCCGCGCCCTTCGACGACGCCGCCGAGGGCGAGGAGATGCGCATCACCGACATGACGAGCACGTACGAGATCTGCCGTGCCGACGACGCCGCCCGCTCCATCTTCGGCCCGAAGGTCGACGAGGGGACGGCTACCGAGATGGCGTTCCGCGGGCCCGCCCTGACCGCCGAGCAGTAGCCGACCGGCCGCCCCGGCGTGCACGCGTGGTGCGTCGGGGCGGCCCGCCGAGAGGAGAGCCCGATGCCCGACCGTCCACAGGACGCGTCCGCCACCCCTGCCGTCGATGACGAGCAGCCCGACCAGGTCACCGTCGTCCGTCCGGGGCAGACGCTCGTCATCCGCTACGCCCGGCGCATGCTCAGCGACTACGAAGTCGATCAGCTCAGGGCCAAGTTCGCCGAACGGATGCCGGGCGTGAACCTCGTCGTCCTCGGCCCCGACATCGAACCCGTCATGGTCTACGACCCCAACCCCGAGCGGGACTGACCATGGCCAAGCCCGGCCTCGGCAAGCGCCATCAGGTCATCGCCGTCATCGTCCGCAAGCGAGCCGCGGCCGGCGAGCCCTGCTACCTCTGCCACCAGCCGATCGACACCCGGCCAGAGAAGGACGGCGGACCACCCACCCGATCCCGCTGGAGCTTCTCCGCCCACCACATCGAGGAGCGCAACAACGGCGGGCAGACCGTCCTCGCCAACTACGCCCCCGCCCACTACGGGTGCAACTCCAGCTGGGGCGACGGATCCACCCAGCGCAGCAAGCGCAAGCCCTGGCGCCCGAGGAAGTGGTGACGTGCTCACCGTCGTGACCGGCCCGCCCTGCGTCGGCAAGACCACCCACGTCCAGACGCACGCCAAGCCCGGCGACATCGTCGTCGACTACGACGCCCTCGCCGTCGCGCTCGGCAGCCCGGACAGCCACGACCACCCCGCCCCCGTCGCCTACGTCGCCAAGGCCGCACGCCAGACCGCGATCCGCGCAGCCATCGGCTGCCACCGCGGCGGCGCCCGAGTATGGATCATCGACACCAGCCCCAGCCCCGGCCGGCAACGCCAGTACGCCAAGGCAGGAGCCCAGGTCATCACCCTCACCGCACCGCCCGAGGTACTGCACGCCAGGGCCAAGGACCGGCCCAAGGCCTGGCACCGCCTGATCGACACCTGGCTCGCCGAACACGGAGAGCAAGCAGACCCCAGGGGCATGCGGGCATGGTGACCACGATCAACCGAGAGGAGAGCCCATGACCACCCGACCACGCGACCGCGTTGCCGCAGGTCAGCGGTTTTTGATCACGGATATAGGAAGACCCGTCACCAAGTCCACGTTTTCTCTCCCCTCGCGAGAGAAAACGGTGACGGGCTGTGATGAGCGCAGGTCAGGGGGCGTGTGATGGGGCCGGTGGAGGAGGCGGCGCGGGCCGAGGTGGCGTCGATGGGCAAGGAGGCCGAGGCGAGCACGCTTGGGGCGTCGGCGATCGACCTGGCGCGGCGGCAGGACAAGGCGACCCTCCCTCAGCAGGCGGCGCAGGTGGCGAAGGAGCTGCGGGAGACGCTGCGCCGGTTGGCTGATCTGTGGCCGCCGGCGCCGGCGAAGGACGGGCTGGACGAGCTGCGGTCGCGGCGTGAGGAGCGCGGCGCGTGAGCCTGCGGGGTGCGCGGCGGCCGCGGCTTCGGACGGTCCCGGCCTACGAGCGGACGTGGGGCGCGGATGTCCGGGACCTGGCGGGGCTGGCCGGCCTCGACCTGGACGAGTGGCAGGCCGACGTCTTGAACGACTTCACCGCCGAGTCGCCGACCGCGCCGAGGCAGTGGAACAGCCTGGAGAACGTCCTGATCGTCGGGAGGCAAAACGGAAAAGGTGGAGCGCTGGAGGCCTACGTCCTGGCGTGCCTGTTCCTGTTCGACGACCCGCTGATCCTGTTCAGCGCCCACCAGTTCGACACGGCGCGGGAGATGTTCCTGCGGATCCAAGAGCTGATCATGGGGTGCCCGGACCTGTCGCGGCGGGTGCGGAAAGTGTCGGAGGCCCACGGTAAGGAGGGCATCCTGCTGCGGTCCGGGCAGCGGCTGCTGTTCAAGGCCCGCTCGGACAAGTCCGCGCGGGGGTTCTCCGGCGACAAGACGATCCTGGACGAAGCGTTCAAGCTAGATGCGGCGATGATGGGCGCGATCATGCCGACGATGTCCGCGCGCCCGAACCCCCAGATCGTCTACGCCAGCAGCCAGGGCTGGGAGATCTCCGAGCAGCTCGGCAAGCTGAGGCATCGGGCGCTGGCCGCGATCTGCGCGCGGCACGCGGCCGCCGGTGAGGCGGTCGAGGGGATCGCCGAGCGGCTCGGCCTGGCCGCGGAGGTGGTGGGCCGGTACCTGAAGAAGGGCGCCGCGGCGGGGGACGGGCTGGCGTTCTTGGAGTGGTCGTTGCCGGACGACCATCCGCGGGTGAAGGGCGCGATGGCCGACCCGCGGTTGTGGGCGCAGGCGAACCCGGCGTACGGGATCCGGTTGACCGAGCGGTTCGTCGCGGCCGAGCTCCGCACGATGGGCGCGGTCGAGTTCGCCCGCGAGCGGCTCGGCATCTCCGACTACCCGCCCGACGAGGAGGACGAGGGCGGTTGGGAGGTCATCACCGAGCAGCAGTGGGGCCGCCAGGCCGTCCAGGGCGAGGGCCCGCGCCCGGGCGACGAGGGCGCGCGGCGGCCGGCGTTCAGTGTCGACATGACGCCTGACCGGTCGATGGCGGCGATCGGCGCGGCGTTCCGCGACGAGGGCGGGGCGCTGGTGCTGGAGGTGATCGCGCACGAGGCGGGGTCGACGTGGGTTGTGCCGCGGGTGGTGGACCTGTGCGAGCGGTACGAGGTGGCGGCGGTCGCGGTCGACAAGGGCGGCCCGGCGTCGAGCTTGATCCGGCAGCTGGAGGACGCCGGGATCGAGGTGATGAGCCTGGGTTCGGGTGAGGTCGCGCAGGCGTACGGGCAGGTGGTGGACGGGATCACCGACTCCCGCGACGTGGTGCACCTGGACCAGGAGCCGCTGAACGACGCGGTCAAGGGCGCTACGGACCGGCCGCTCGGGGATCGCAAGACGTGGGACCGGCGGGGCGACGCCGACATCTGTCCGCTGGTCGCGGTGACGAACGCGGCGTATGCACACAACGAGCGGGGTGCCGAGGACGACGACCCGCTGAACGACATCTGGTAGCCGGATATCAACCAATGTTGAGGTTCCTGCCAACCATGGTTGACAATAGGCGGGTGGAGTGCGCGTGGTAGCGGTTGGGGCGGCGGGTCGGCCGGGGGCGCTGAGGCGTCGCCTGGCGGCCCGCCGCGCGACTGGGGTACCCGTGATCGCCCGCGCGGCTGGCGCGGTCGGGACGGCGCTGCGGGCCGTGCTGGCGGGGGTTCTGGCGGTGCGGGCCTTGGCGGGTGTGGTGCTGGTGGCGTACGGGGCGTATGAGGCGTGGCACCCGGCCGGGTTCATCGTGGCCGGCGCGGCGCTGCTGGCCGACCGGCTCGACGATCGGCGGCGGCCCGGCGAAGGGTCCTCGCCGTGAGCGTCCTGTTCGGCCGCGGCGTCGAGCGGCGCGCGGCGAACCTCGGTTCGTTCTTCGCCGCCTCCAGCGTGATCCCTGCGAACTCCGAGGCCGGCGGACCGGTGCCGGGCGGTACGGGCATCGAGTGGAGCTTGCAGAAGGTCGCGGTGTGGGGGTGCGTGAATCTCACCGCGACGATTGCCGAGTGCATGCCGATCGAGGTGTTCTCCTCCGACGCGCCCGACAAGCGGCGCCTGCCGGTCCCGGCGTGGCTGGCCGACCTCGGCGGCGACGGGCACGGGCTGCCCGACTGGCTGTATCAGGCGGTCCTGTCGTTCATGCTGCGCGGCAACCTGTACGGCATCGTCCCGGACGGGATGCGCGACACGCTGCGCGGCACCCCGACGATGATCCAGTTGCAGCACCCCGACCACGTGAGCGTCCACCAGCCGTGGAACGGGGACCCGCCGGAGTGGCGGATGAACGGCCGCGAGGTCCCGACCCGGGACGTGTGGCACCGGCGGGTGTACCCGGTGCCGGGTCGGCTGCTGGGTGCGTCTCCGATCGAGTACGGCGCCGGGGTCGTCTCGCTGGGGGTGGAGTCGACGCAGTTCGGGCTCCGCTGGTTCCATCAGGGCGCGCACCCGTCCGGGCTGCTGACCACGGACGCGCATCTGAAGCCCGACCAGGCGAAGACGGCTAAGGAGCGGTTCCTGTCGGCGCTGCGCGGCGGCGCGCGCGAGCCGCTCGTCCTCGGCGGAGGGTGGAAGTTCCAGACGATCCAGGTCGCGCCGAACGAGTCGCAGATGCTGGAGACCCAGGGCGCCACCTCGGCCGAGTGCTGCCGGCTGTTCGGGCCCGGGTACGCGCAGATCTTCGGGTACGAGACGGGCGAGTCCCTGACCTACGCCAACATCGAGCAACGCAGCTTGGACCTGCTGACCTACAGCGTGGATCCGTGGCTGGTGCGGCTGGAGCGGATCTTGACGATGCTGCTGCCGGCGGGCCGGAACGTGAAGTTCAACCGCAAGGGCCTGCTGCGCAGCGACCTGCTGACGCGGTATCAGGCGCACGAGATCGCGTTGCGGAACCGCATGGGCACCGTGAACGAGGCTCGTGCTGAGGAAGACCTGCCGCCGCTGGAGGGCGGCGACGAGCTACCCGCGGAGGCCAGTCCGGCGCCGCCGCCCGTCCCGGTGAAGGTGCAGAACTGATGAACAAGGCTGACCGCGCCGTGCGGAAGGGCGTCGAGCGCCGCCACTACGGCATCCAGTTGGAGGTCCGCAAGGCCGCCAGCGGCGACGGGCCGACCACCGTCGAGGGCTACGCCTCGGTGACCGAGCACGGCTTCGAGATGTGGGACCCGTTCGGCGCCTACACCGAGGTCATGCGCGAGGGTGCGTTCAAGAAGACCCTGTCGGAGCACCCGCAGGTGCAGCTGCTACTCAACCATGGCGGCGTGTCGATGGCCTACACCAAGGCCGGGACGCTCCGGTTGGCCGAGGACAGCCAGGGCCTGCACATGTCCGCCGACGTCAACCCGATCCGCACGGACGTCCGTGACATGCTCACGGCGATCGAGGACGGCGCGGTCGACGAGATGAGCTTCGCGTTCCGCGTGATCCGGCAGCAGTGGAGCCCGGACTACGACCAGCGCGACATCTACGAAGTGGACATGCACCGCGGCGACGTGTCGGTGGTGAACTTCGGGGCGAACCCGGCGACCAACGTGGCGATGAGGTCGCAGGACTGGGACCGCATGTCCGACGAGGACGCGCTGTCCCTCTATGAGCGGCTCGGCCGCCGGTTCGCCGCCGCGCCGGCGGCCGGGCTTCCACTTGGCGCCGTGACCGCCGAGAGTGAACTGCTGGGTCTGTGAACAAAGAGCCCCGGCGGGTGCTGGAACACCCCCGGGGCGTGGCCAACCTGGATGAGAGGTCGACATGGCCGAGTCTACGAAACCCTGCACCGTCTACCAGTACTTCGGCGTCAGCGGGCAACTGCTGTACGTCGGGATCACCGAGCGGGGTGTCCGGCGGGCGCACGAGCACGCGGACCTGAAGGACTGGTGGGAGCTGGCGGTCGGGTGCACGCTGGAGCACTTCGCGACGCGGGACGAGGTGCTCGCCCGGGAGGCCGACCTGATCCGGCGGTTCCGGCCGCCGTACAACCAGCAGCACAATCCGGAGCGGGCGCTGCCGCTGGCGGAGCGGTCGGGCGCGAGCGTCCTCGCGCAGCCGAAGCCGCGCGGTGTGACGCCCGGGACGCTGAAGGCCCGGCGCCGGGCCTACTACGCCGCGACGCCCGAGCAGCGGGCGCAAATGCCCTGCGTGCACTGCCAGGAGCGGCCGACGCACCGCGGCCCGTCCTGTCTTATTTGCCAACAAGCCCGACCGAAGTACACTTCCGATCAGTAGCCCGCGTCTAAGACGCGCCGGGGACCCCGCCGGACTCAGATCGTGTGAGCACCACGGGAGTTCCCACCCATCAGGGGACCGGGCGTTCATTGCCGTTCCCTGATGGAGCTACCGATGCTCAAATTCCTCCGCGAGCAGCTGGAGAAGCTGCTGGAGAAGCGCGCCAACCTGAAGGCCGACCTCGACGAGGTCCTGAAGGCGCCGACCGCCGAGAAGCGCGACCTGAACGCCGACGAGGCGAAGGTCTGGACCGAGAAGCGCGACGCGATCGTCAAGCTGGACGACGAGGAGATCAAGCCCCTCCAGGCCCGGATCGCCGAGCTGGAGGACCAGGCCAAGCGCGAGCAGGCCGCCAACGAGCTGCGCGCCAAGTACGGCGCCGAGAAGCCCGACGCCCCCACCGAGCGCCGCACCGCCGGCGCGCAGGTGAACGAGCCGCTCACCTACCAGCGCGGCGGCCCGCACTCCTACTTCCTCGACCTGGCCCGCGCGCAGCTGCGCAGTGACTCCGGCGCGGCCGATCGGCTCCAGCGGCACGCCGCCGAGCTGCGGGTGGAGATGCCCGCCCGGGAGAAGCGCCGCGAGGAGGCCGCCCGCCGCGAGCTGCGCGGCCTGGGCGACCTGTCGGAGCGGGCGCGGGAGAGCGCGTTCGAGAGGCGCACGAACCCGAACAGGACGGACGGGCAGGGCGGCTACTTCGTGCCGCCGCTGTGGCTGATCGACGACTACGTGGACCTGCCGCGGTACGGGCGGCCGACCGCGAACCTGTGCCGGAACATGACGCTGCCGGGCGGCACCGACTCGATCAACATGCCGAAGGTCGCGACCGGCACCGCCACCGGCGTGCAGACCGCCGACGCCGGATCGGTCACCTCGACCGACATGACGGACGCGACGGTGAGCGCGCCGGTCCGCACGATCGCCGGTCAGCAGGACGTCGCGATCCAGCTGCTGGACCAGTCCCCGATCGGGTTCGACGAGATCGTGTTCTCGGACCTGATCGCCGACTACAACCAGCGCGTCGACGTCCAGGTCCTCGCCGGCACCGGCTCCAACGGGCAGGTCACCGGGATCCTGAACGTCGGGTCGATCAACTCGGTGACCTACACCGACGCGTCGCCGACGCTGCCGGAGCTGTACCCGCCGCTGGCGCAGGCCGCGAGCAAGGTCTACACCGGCCGCAAGATGCCCGCCACGGCGGCGGTGCTGCTGCCCTCCATCTGGTACTGGGGGACGGCGCAGCTCGACACGACCAACCGGCCGCTGATCGTGCCGCCCGCGGTGGCGTCCAACCCGATGGCCGACCAGAACGGCCTGGGCACCGAGGGCCCGGTCGGGATGCTGTCAATCGGCCTGCCCGCCGTGCTGGACGGGAACCTGCCCTCCAACCTCGGTACGGGCACCAACGAGTCCCGCGTGATCGTGGCGCGGTTCCCCGACCTGTACCTGTGGGAGGGGTCGATGCGGACCCGGGTCCTTCAGGAGGTCCTGTCCGGGACGCTCCAGGTCCGGTTCCAGGTCTACAACTACGTCGCGTTCATGGCGAACCGGCGTCCCGAGGCCATCTCCGTCGTCTCCGGTACCGGCGTGATCCCGCCGGCCGGTTACTGATCACAGGCTGGGCGGCCCCTGGGCCCCCGAGCGGGGGCCGCCCTCATAGCAGGGAGGTGGACATGGCTGACCACGACCTGGCGGCGGAGCTTCAGGGCTACCGCGACGAGCTGGCGACGTGCGAGGCGCGCGGCCTGGACGAGCGCGCCGGCCTGGTGCGCAAGGAGATCACGCGAGTGGAGGACGAGATCCGCGAGGCGGCCGAGGGCCTGGAGCGCGAGGCGGCCGGGCACGAGGAGGCCGGGCAGGACGTCCGCGCGGCCGAGGCGCGCGTCAAGGCCCGCGAGTACCGCGAGGTGCTGCCGGCCGAGGCGCGGCCCAAGCGCGGCCCGGGCCGGCCCCGCAAGGAGACCGCCGAGGACAAGACGCCGAAGGAACGGGCGTAGCCGATGGCCGCGACCGACCTGTTCACCCTCGAGGACGCCAAGGCGCAGCTGAACATCGACCCGGACAACACCGACTCCGACGCGGAGCTGGCCGGGTACATCAGCGGCGTCACGCGCGTCGTCGAGCGGTACGTCGGCGCGGTCATCCACCGGACCGTGACCGAGCAGTTCGACGGCGGCGCCGGCGAGGTGCTGCTGTCGAACATCCCGGTCGCGTCGGTCACCACCGTCACCGACAGCGGGACCGACCTCGAGGCCGGCGCCTACTCGGCGACGGAGTCGGGTGTGCTGTCGCGGGTGGCGGGGGCGGCGCGGACGGCGTTCCTGCCGGGCTTGCAGAGCGTCCAGGTGGTCTACGTCGCGGGGAAGGTCGCCGACACCACGGCCGTGAAGGACGAGCTGGCGGAGGTTCGGCTGGCCGGGCTGATCATCCTTCAGCACATGTGGGAGACGCAGCGCCCGGCGGCCGCGGGCCCGTTCTCGCAGGCCTCCGACGACTTCGATCCCCGGTACGCCTACAGCGTGCCGCGCCGGGCGCAGGAGCTGCTTGGCGTCGAGATCGGCGAGTGGGCGGGGTTCGCGTGAGCACGCAGATTCCCGACGCGATCGACCGCCTCGTTGCCCTCTTCGAGGCCTCGCTGCCGGCCGGGACGCTCGTCGCGGACGGCCCGCAGGTGTCCTTCCCCACCGGGGAGTGGGCGGTGGTCGGCGGGGACGGCCCGGTCGACGAGGAGGAGGACGCCGCCCGCTCCACCCAGGCGTGGAAAGGCCTGGGCGCGCTCGTGCGCGACGAGTCGATCGACGTCGTGTGCGCGGTCGGCTCCAGCACGGGGAACGCGGAGACGACGCTACGGCCCCGGCGGGAGGCGGCTACGGCGCTGCTGAAGGCGATCGAGGACGGTCTGCGCGCCGACCCCGGTCTGGGCGGTTTCACCACCGGCGGCGCGGCCGCCGTGAGCGACGTGGCGCTGCGCTACCCCACCAACAGCCAGGGCCTGGCGGCGGTCCTGGTGTTCACGATCAACATCCCGGTCCGGTCCCGGATCACCTGAGGAGGAGTCGATGCGCAAGAGGTTCATCGGCCCGGCGAACCCGGGCCGCGACGAGGCCGGCAAGAAGGTCGACCTCGGCCACGAGATCAACGTGCGAGGCAGCTACGTCGGCAACGTCCGCTCCGGCGAGGTCATCGACATCCCCGACGCCCTGTGCGCGGGGAGCGACGACGACCCGGCGCCGGTCTGGCCGGCGGACCTGTGGGAGGACGTCACCGACGTCGCCCCCGTGAAGACCAAGAAGGGTGAGGACTGATGGGGACCCGGAGCGGTCTGGACGCGCAGCTGGGGTTCGCGCCGGAGGTCACGTTCGGGACCGGCGTCACGCCGACGCGGTTCGTCGAGTTCGACAACGAAGACATGAAGTTCATGCCGACGTGGCTGGAAGGCGAAGGCCTGCGCGCCGGCCGCAAGTTCAAGCGCGCCTCCCGCGTCTCGGTCAGCCGGAAGGACGTCAACGGCAAGGTCGACATCAAGGTCCCCAACAAGGGCCTTGGCCTGCTGCTGAAGGCGATGATCGGGTCGTCGGCGACGGCGACGCAGATCGGTTCGTCGGACGCCTACGAGCAGATCCACACCCCCGGCGACATGTTCGGCAAGTCGCTCACGGTTCAGGTGGGGCGGCCCGAGCCAGGCACCGGCACGGTGCGGCCGTTCACCTACACCGGCTGCAAGGTCACCCAGTGGGAGATGACCGTCCAGGACGGCGACCACCTCAAGCTCAGCGTGACGATGGACGGCCGGGACGAGGACACCGGCACGGCGCTGGCCACCGCGAGCTACGCCAGCGGGGCGGAGTTGTTCAACTTCTCCCACGCCACGCTGCGCCTGGGAGGCACCCCGGCCACCGCAGGCGGCGCGACGACCATCACCGGCGGCACCGCCGTCGCCGCGGTCGTCAACCAGATCCAGCTCAAGGGCGAGTCGCCGATGGCCGTGGACAGGTACGGCGTGGGGAACGCCGGCCTGAAGGCCGAGCAGTTGGAGAACGACTACCCCACCGTCACCGGCAGCCTCGACGCCGAGTTCGCCAAGGCCGAACTGTACGACGTGTACAAGGCCTACCAGGCGCTCGCGCTGGAACTCACCCTGGAGTTCGGGGAGGCCGACACCGGCGAGCCGTTCCACCTCAGCTTCATCGCCCCGGCGATCAAGTTCAAGGAGTCCGGGCCGAGCGTGGACGGCCCCGGCCTGGTCAAGGCCAGCGTGGACTTCGAGGTCTACGACAACGGCGTTGACCCGGCCTACCAGTTCCGGTACGTCAGTACAGATACCACTCTCTGAGCGATAACTACTACTAACATGTAGGGGGTGAACACGGCGCAATGTTCGTTCGACGGATGCAAGAACAAGATGCGGCACAGTGGCACCGGCTTGTGTGCGACGCATCGCCGGATGCAGCTTCGCGGGGAGGAGTTGCGGCCATTGCGCCGTTCCGCCTCGCAGACCAGTTCGACGTGTACCGGTCCCGAGTGCTCGCGCCCAGCAGAAGCCCACGATCTCTGCAAGGCGCACGGGAATCAGCTACGCAAGTACGGCGAACTCCATGTGATCGGGGATCGAGAGCACAGAGCCAGCAAGCATCGCGAGGCGTGGGCGCGAAGGTCGCCCGAGGATCGGCGCGCGCACATCGAGAAGATGATCGCTGGTCGTCCCTCAGTAAGGACGCTGGAGCATTCCCAGAATCTGTCTCAGTCGCTCCGCGCGATGTGGGAGGAGAAGCGGAAGGACGCAGAGCCGTACGAGCGCCTGTGTCTCACGTGCGGCCAGACGTTCACCGTTGTCCCCAAGCCGGGCGGCAAGCAGTACTACTGCACGCTCGAATGCAGGCGGATGTATCAGCGGCTGCGACGGTACGGCCTGACCTACCAGGAATACCGGGCGCTCATGGAGCGCCAAGGCGGCGTCTGTGCGCTCTGCCGACAGGAATGGAGAGGCTGGGGCGGCAGGACGGGGCTGCACGTGGACCACTGCCACCGAACGGGGCGGGTGCGCGGCCTTCTGTGCGGCGACTGCAACACGGCGCTCGGGAGGTTCGGCGATGATCCGGTCCTTCTTCGGCGCGCTGCGGAGTACCTCGAAGGCGGGTGATCTCTGATGCACGTCTCCGTCTCATCCCGTGACCTGGCCCGCCTCGGCCGGGACCTTCAGCGTGCGGGCCGCAAGGACCTGAAGAAGGAAGCGCTGAAGCGGATGCGGCGGAGCGTGCAGCCGATCGCGCCGGAGATCAAGCGGGCAGTGAAGGCGACGCCGGGCGGGACGAGCGAGGGCCGGTCGGTCGCGGCGCGGGCTGCTCGGCCCCGCCGGCTGCGCGACGCGACCGCCCGCGGCGTCCAGGTCAAGGCGAGCCTCACCGGGAAGTACGCCGGCGTCCGCCTGCGGGTGGACACCCGCCATTTCCCGGACGGGGAGAAGAACCTCCCCAAGTACCTGGAGGGGACGCTGCCGCGGTGGCGGTCCCCGTCGTGGGGCCACGACCCGTGGAAGGTGCAGCGGGCCCACCCCTACTTCTTCGTGACCATCCGGCCGCACATCCCTGCCGTGCAGGCCGAGGTCGCGAAGGTGATCAAGGAAACGATGGACGAGCTAGGCGGCGGCACATGATCATCACGATTCAGAAATGCCTCGTTCCCGCATGCGAGGGCGCGAGCCACAAGTGGGAGTTCGAGACGCCCACCCTCCGCGAGTTCCAGCGAATGGAGAAGATCGCCGGGATCGGCGTCGACCAGTTCGCCGGCGGCCTGGACGACGCGCTGGACACCGGCATCACCAGCGCGGCGATCGATGCGGTGCTGGCGATGGTCGACATGCTGCATCGCCGTGAAGGCGTCAAGGTGCCCTTCGAGGACATCGACATCGACCCCAGCGACTTCAAGCTGGACGTGGCGGACGGCGACCTGGAGGACAACGACGAGCCCGGCGAGGCCGCGGAGGACGGCGAGGGAAAAGACCCCGACCCGACTCCGCCCTCCCACCCCCACGAGGCGGCGGCGCCGGACGCTCCGGCATCTGGCCCCGCGACCGGGGAGGCGTCCAAGCCCAAGTCATCGCCTACGCAGACGGACTCTGGCGGTGGTTCGGCCTCACCCTGATCACCGTCTGGGACCTGACCCCGCCCGAGTTCGTGGGGCTCGTCCAGTTCATCGACCAGCGCAGGCGCGAGGAGAGGGAGGAGGCGAACCGTGGCGAGTACTGAAACCAGGAGAATCCAGTTCGACTTCATCGCCCGGGACCGGGGCGTGCAGCGCACGACCCGCGAGACCGGCGAAGCCATCGAGGACATGAACGATGGCGTGGAGGCCGGCTCGGGGAAGATGGGCAAGCTCGGCGCGGTCGCCGGGAAGCTCGGCCCGATCCTCGGCGCGGTCGCCGGCGCCGCGGCGCTCATCGGCCCGGCCATCGCCAAGGGCCTGGACGCCCAAGAGGCCGGCGCGAAGCTCCAGGCGCAACTGGGCGTCACGGCCAAGGAGTCGCAGCGGATCGGCGGGGTCGCCGGGCGGCTGTACTCCAAGGCCTACGGCGAGAACATGGACGAGGTCCGCGAGTCCATCACCAAGGTCATCCAGAACATGGACGGCATGCGGACCGCGAGCTCGGCGGATTTGCAGGCCACCAGCAAGCGCGCGATGGACCTGGCCGCGGTGATGGGCGAGGAGGTCGGGCCGGTCACGGTCGCGGTCGGTCAGATGATGAAGACCGGCCTGGCCAAGAACTCGCGCGAGGCCTTCGACATCCTGACGCGCGGCGCGCAGATGGGCGCCAACAAGGCCGAAGACTTGTTGGAGACGTTCAACGAGTACAGCACTCAGTTCCGCGACTTGGGCCTGTCGGGCGCGCAGGCCATGGGCATCATCCAGCAGGGCTTGCAGGGCGGCGCGAGGGACGCCGATGTCGTCGCTGACGCGATGAAGGAACTGAACATCCGCGTCCAGGACATGTCCGCGGCGCCCGCGCTGGAGAAGCTCGGCCTGAACGCGGACAAGATGGCGGCCGCGTTCGGCAAGGGCGGCCCGGTCGCGCGGCAGGCCCTCGACCAGATCACCGACCGGCTCCGCAAGGTCACCGACCCCACCAAGCGGTACGCGCTCGCGCAGCAGATCCTCGGCACCCAGAGCGAGGACATGGGCAAGGCGCTGCTGAAGATCGACCCGTCCGAGGCCACGAAGAAGATGGGCCAGTTCACCGGGGCGACGGACCGGGCCGGGAAGGCGCTGCACGGCACGTTCAAGGCGCGGCTGACGGGGTTCAAGCGGACCGTCGAGACGCAGGTGACCCAGGTCGCCGCGAAGGCCTTGGACGGGCTGGCGAAGTTCGGCGGGCAGATCCGCAAGGGCTTCCAGCTCCCGAAGACGGGCAAGGCCGTCAACGACTGGCAGCGGTTCGGGGTCGAACTGCGGAAGGTCGCGGACTGGGCGCGCAGCAAGCTCGTCCCGGCGCTGCGCGACATGGGCGACTGGATCTCCAAGAAGATCGCCCCGGCGATCACCAAGTTCTACAAGACGGCGCTGAAGGATCTGTTCGCTCAGCTCCGCCGCATCTACGGCGAGATCGCCAAGAGCGACGTTCCGTGGGAGAAGATCCTCAAGGTCTTCCGGCGGATCTACGAGTTCGTGATCAAGTTCTTCCTGAAGATGTGGTCGGTCGAGTTCAAGATCGCGCTGAAGATCGTGGGGACGTGGATCGTCTACTCGATCAAGAGTTTCCGGTTGCTGTGGAAGGTCCTGGAGATCGGCTGGGCGTCGATCAAGAAGGGCTGGAAGGCGTGGCTGGAGTACTACGGCAAGGCCAAGCCCGCGATCGACAAGATCAAGGACGCGGTCGTGCGGTCCACGACCACGATGACCCGGATGTTTCTGAACTTCGCGACCAACGTGGTGAAGGGCGCGGCGAAGGCCTTCGGGTGGGTGCCCGGCCTGGGCGGCAAGCTCAAGGGCGCCGCGAAGGCCATGGAGAAGTTCCGCAAGGACGTCAACGACGAGATCGGCAAGATCACCGCCAAGCGGAACGTGAACATGACCGTCAACGCGCGGGGGCTGTGGGTCAACGCCCACGACCCCGCCCGCCGGTTCCCCGGCCTGGCCAAGGCCAAGGGCGGCCCGATCCCCAGCATCGGCCCCGAATCGTCGCGCGCCTACGACTCGGTCCCGGCGCTGCTGAGGGTGGACGAGCACGTGTGGACGCCGGAGGAGGTCGATGACGTCGGTGGGCACGGCGCGATGCTCCGGCTCCGCGCCCTGGCCCGCAAGGGGCTGCTGAAGGGCTACTCCGGCGGCGGTCGGGTGTCCCAGGGGATGGGCCTGACGGCCACCACCCCGAACGTCCGGGCGATCCGCCAGGACCTCGCGCCGATCCCCGCCGGGATGACGAAGCTGTTCCTCCAGATCGCCAAGACGCTGGCGAAGATGTTCGGTGGCGCGAACGGCGTCGTCGCCGCGGCCCGGTCCATGATCGGCTACCCCTACAGCTGGGGCGGCGGCGGTAAGGGCGGACCCTCCTACGGCATCGGCCGGGGCGCCGGCACCTATGGCTTCGACTGCTCGGGCCTCACTGAGTACGCGTGGTGGAAGGGCGCGAAGGTCTCCATCGGCGGCGATACCTACAGCCAGTTCCCCAACTCCCACGCCACCTCCAGGCGCCCCGGGGCGCTGGGGTTCCCGCACATGGGCCATGTCGTCATCGCCAGCGACAAGCCGGGCCACATCATCCAGGCGCCGTTCACCGGGTCCCACGTCCAGGAGGTCGCGTCCGGCCGCGGTTACGCCTGGCGGTGGCCCAACGGCGCGCGGTTCTACACCGGCGGCGCGGTCGGGCAGGCCGCGAGGGCGGCGATGTACGGGGCGACCCGGCAGCGGGTGAGGGCCGAGCAGCTCGGGATGCTCGGCAACCCCGGACGGCGCCGCAAGCGCGGCGGCCGCGTCGGGTTCGGGACCCCCTACCTGGTGGGTGAGGAGTCGGCCGAGGTGATGGTCCCGGCCTCGGCCGGGACGGTGCACCGCGCCGGGTCGAAGGTCGTCGTGGTCCACCAGCACATCGACGTGACCGTGAAGGTCCCGCCGACCGTCGACAAGGGCGCGATCGGCCGCGAGATCAACGAGTGCCTGTTCGAGTACAAGAAGCGCGGCGGGCGCCTCGCCGCGGCGGGAGGGCGGGCCTGATGGCCGACTTCGAGTTCAACATCGTCAAGGGCCGCATGGCGTACTACGCAGCCTTGCCGGCAGCGAATGACGCGCTGATCGCGGTCCTGCTGAAGTCGTCTGGGCTGGAGGCGGACGGTGCCCTGAAGGACTACGACAACCTGTCGGTCCTGCTGGCCGGGACGACCGACGAGGCGACGTTCACCAACTACGCCCGCAAGACCCTCACCAGCGTGACCGCCACGGTCGACGACACCAACGACCGGGTCGACGTCGACGCCGATGACCTGTCCTGGGCGACGGCCGGCGGCGCATCGAACAACACCCTCGGCAAGCTGCTCATCTGCTACGACCCGGACACCACGGGCGGCACCGACGCGGACCTGATCCCCCTCACCGCACACGACATCTCGGTGACGACCGATGGCACGACGCTGAACATCGCGTTTCCCTCCGGCGGGTTCTACCGGGCGACCTGATGGCCTTCAGCATCGTCGGCGCAGGCAGCGACGGGGCTAACGCCTCGTCGCTGTCCGGCACGTCCTGGCCCGCGGGAGTCGCGGCCGGGGACGTGTTCCTCCTGTGGTGGACGATGCAGAACACCTCGACCCCCGACACCTCCCCGGGCGGCGCGACGCAGGTGTCCCTCCAGGTCGGCGACTCCGGGTCCATGCAGGTCGGGTTCTACGTCAAGGTCTGCACCGGCGCCGAGTCCGGGACGATCACCCTCAACGGGTCCGCCGCGAACCGGCAGTCGGCCGAATGGGTCGTCATCCGCGGCGCGCACACCACCTCCCCGATCGACACCTGGCAGGTCCGCGACGAGGCCTCGGCGGTGTCCTCGCACGCCTGCCCCGGCGTGACGCTCGGATACGCCAACTGCGGGATCGTGACCGCGATCTCCGAGCGCGCCTCCAGCGGCACCACCGGCTGGACGCCCCCCAGCGGGTACACCGAGCGCGCCGACTCCACCACTCTGGCCACCGGCACCGGCGGTACGGTCGGAGCGATCGCCGACGACGGGCTGGCCACCACCCGTTCGGCTGGCGCGACGGTGACGCCGCCGAACTGGACGTCGACCAACGCGTTCGCGAGCGCGAACGTCCTGGTCTGGACGGTGTCCCTGCGGCCCGCGCCGACGTCGATCAACGCCAGCGCCGGGCGGGTGACCGGCACCGGGACCGCGCGGCCCGTCACCGCCGCCAAGACCCTCACGGCAGGACGTGTCACCGGGACCGGCACCGCCCGGCCGGTCACCACGACGCAGCTGCACGTCGTCGGCCGCGTCACCGGCACCGGGACGGCCCGGCCGGTCGAGGTGTTCACCGCCTCCTCCGGGCAGGCGGTGTTCCCTGTCCTGTCGATCGAGGCCGCGTTCGCCTCGGGGGCATCCACGTCGACGCTGCTGACGCTGGACGACCCGACCCGCGGCCGGCTGAACACCGGCACCCTCGGCGACGGCACCGCCTCGGACCCGACCTGGGTGGAGCTCGCCGACCGCGCCACCGAGGGCACGGGCAGCGTCATCCGCGGGTCCCAGCGGGTCGACTCCCCGATCGTCACCTACGACCCCGGGACCCTGTCAGTACCGCTCGCCAACCGCGACCGCGACCTCGACCCCTCCAACCTGAACGGTCCGCACGTCGACCCGCTGAACGGCACCAGCCGCGTCACCGCGATGCGCGCCGTCCGGGTCCGTGCGACGTGGGCGGACGTCACCTACGAGCTGTTCCAGGGCACGGCCGACCAGTGGCTGGTCGCCTACCAGGACCCCGGGCAGGCGGTCACCACCCTCACCGCCACCGACGCCTTCAAGGTCCTGGCCGGTATCTCCCGCGGCGCGGTCCCCCCGGCCGGTGAAGGCGAGAGCAGCGGCGCCCGCATCAACCGGATCCTCGACTCGGCCGGATGGGGCCCGCTGGACCGCATCATCGACGACGGCGACACCGCCGTCCAGCAGACCGCCCTGGAGGGTGAGGCGCTCGGCGAGCTCCAGCTCGTCGCCGACTCCGAGATCGGCGAGCTGTACGTCGACGGCGGCGGCCGCGTCCGGTTCCGGGCCCGCAACGCCCTGCTGCAAGACGAACGCTCCAACACCTCCCAGGCCACCTTCGGCGACGACGGAAACGAACTCCCCTACAAGGACCTCGCCGTCGCGACCGACGACGCGACGTTCTACAACGAGGTCCGCGTGACCCGCGCCGCCCGCGCCACCGACGAGGGCGACCCGCCGGACGAGCCGGTCGAGCAGGTCGCCTCGGACGGCGCGTCGCAGGCGCTGTTCTACAAGCGGACCTTCACCCCGCCGTCCGCGCCGGTCCTGATGGCCGACACCGACGCCGCGGCGTACGCGCAGTGGCTCGTCAGCGTCTCCGCCGAGCCCGAGCTCCGGTTCACCGAACTGGTCATCGAACCCGCCGTCCAGCCGGCCGAGCTGTGGCCGCAGGCCCTCGGCCGGCAGATCGGGGACCGGATCACCGTCATCCGGCGGCCGCCCGGCGGCGGCGACCCCATCGAAATGGACTGCTTCATCCGCGGGATCGTGCACGAGTTCGGCGGCGAGGAGTGGACAACGAAATGGACGTTGCAGTCCGCGACCCGGTACGGGCGGTTCCTGGTGCTCGATGACGTGCTACTCGGGCAGCTCGGCAGTAACCGGCTGGCCTACTAAGGAGGATGGGATATGGGTCTGGGATTCAAGACCTTCGCGGTCGGTGAGGTGCTCGGCGCAGCCGACGTCAACGGCTATCTGATGCGGCAGACCATTCCCGCGTTCTCATCCAGCGCGGCGATCATCGCCGGTATCACGAGCCCGGAGACGGGACAGCACGCGGTCGCCCGCGACACCGGGAAGCTCTGGTACTACGACGGGACGGCGTGGCGCCCGACCTGGCAGTCCGGCATCCAGCTCGTGAGCTTCAGCAGCAAGACCAAGCATTCGCTGGTGGTGAACTTCCCGACCGCGTTCGGGGCGGCGCCGTCGATGTGTGTGAACATCGCGACAGGTGCCGGGGCCACCGAAATGTGGGTGGCGCGCATCACCGAAATCTCCGCGACCAATTTCACGATCTTCGTGTTCAGCACGAACGGGTCCACCGGCACGTGGACGAATATCGAAGTGGAGTGGCTCGCGTTCCGTAAGTGACCCCCCGGCAGTTTGAGGAGTATCCAGTGAGCGACCCTGTTCCGGCGAACCCGACCGGCAAACCGATCGTTTTCTATTCGCCCCATCAGGACGACGAGACCCTGTTCATGGGGCAGGCCATCGCGCACCACGCCCTCGCGGGCCGTGAGGTGCACGTGGTGCTGCTGTGCAACGGGGCCCTGTCCGGAGCCCGCGCGATGCTCAACGGCACGGCGAGCAGCGGGTTCTGGGGCGGCTACCACTACCCGCCGCGCGAGGGGTACGCGCCGCTGAGCGAGGACGACTTCGGGCTCGCCCGGACGCGGGAGTTCGTGGCGGCGTGCGCGCAGCTCGGAGTGCCGGCGGAACGGGTTCACCTCGGCCGCGCGGACGCGCCCGCGGCGACGTCGGCGGACCTGCCGGACGGCATCTCCACCAGCTGGGCGACGGACGTCATGCAGTCGTGGGCGACGCGCTTCGCCGCCGAGGGCTGGCCGTCCGTGGGGCACTACACGATGTGGTGGGGCGACAACCACGCCGATCACGCCGCCCTGGGCAACGCGCTGAAGTCCCTCCGCAGCTCGGCCCCGGCCGCGTTCGTGGACGCGCGATGGCTGGTGAAGCCCGAGCAGGCCAGCGCGGCGGGCGCGGCGGCCTACACGATCTCGGCGACGTACTCGGCGATGGCCGTGCAGATGGCCCGCCGCGCCGGCTGGTGCTACCGGTCCTGGCAGCCCCCCGCCTGCTACGCGGTCGGCTACCACTCCGTCTCGTACTTCACGGGGCCCGAGAACGGGACCGCGAACTACATCGTCAAGCCGTAGCGCAGCCGGATCGGAGAGGTGATGGACGGGGGTGACGATGGCCGATGAGTCCACGATCGCCTGGCGCCTGGCACAGATCGAGAACGCCGTCCGTGACCTCGGCAACCGGGTCGTGCCCATGGACCTGTACTCCCGCGACCGCGCCGAGATCGAGCGGGACATCGCCGAACTCCGCGCGCAGCTCGCCGAGGAGAAGCTCGCCCGCAAGGAGGCCGACCGGGATCTCAAGGCGGAGATCACCGGCCAGGGGTCGAACTGGCGGCAGGCGATCTACGCGGGTGTCATCCCCGGCGCGCTGTTCCTGGTCGGCATCCTCCTCCAGCTCAAGGGCGGCAAGTGATGGCTGAGCGGGTGGGGTGGGTGCGCCGGAACTTCGGGGTGATGGCGGTGGGTGTGGCGTTCCTGGTGCTGGCCGCGTGGACGTGGTCGGCGGTCGGCGACCTGAAGGGCGACAACCGGGAGATGCGGCGCGACCGCGACCTCCTCGCGCAGCAGGTGCGGCAGATGGGTGGGGTGCCGCTGAAGTCGCCTACGCCCGGCCCGGCGGGATCACCGGGCACGCCGGGTGCGGAGGGCCGTCCTGGCTCGCCAGGCGCCTCGGGTGCGCCGGGTTCGCGCGGCCCGGCAGGGTCGGCGGGTGCGGCAGGTTCGCCCGGGCGGGCCGGGCCGTCCGGTCAGCCGGGGACGCCTGGCGCGGCGGGGCAGCCGGGCAAGGACGGCGCGTCCGGTGCGACGGGACCGCAGGGGCCCGCGGGTCCGGCCGGCCCGAAGGGCGACCCGGGCGAGCGGGGGCCGTCCGGCCCGGCGGGGCCGGTGTGCCCGGAGGGCTACCACCAGGAGACGGTCCCGGTCGTCACGGCGGGCGGCCCGACCGACTCTGCGATATGCGTCAAGGACTGAAGGAGAGCATGTGAGCTACACCGCCGCCGCCGCGATCAAGGCGGCCGAGGGCGAACTCGGGACCCGCGAGACCGGCACGAACAACACCCCCTACAACCACTGGCTCGGCGCGATCCCCGGCTACCCGCATGGCGGCTACGGCTACGCCTGGTGCTGCTCGTTTCAGGGCTGGGTGGCCGACCAGGCGGAGGGCGAGGCCAACCGCGACTACCCGCGCACGGCCGGGTGTGAGGTCGCCGTCGGGTGGTTCAAGGCGCACGAGCGGTGGAGCTCCACCCCGCACGTCGGGGACTGGGTGTTCTACGGCCCGCGCGGCGGCACGCACGTCGAGCTCGTCGTCGCCGTCTCCTCGAGTTCCATCACGACGATCGGCGGCAACACCTCCGGTTCCCTCGAGGGCCGCTACTTCAACGGCGACGGCGTGTACCGCAAGACCGTCGCGCGCAACTCTGACCGCATCTACGGCTACGGCCGCCCCGACTACGAGGAGGACGACATGCCCAGCGAGAAGGCGCTCTGGCAGTGGGACGGGATCGAGGCGCCCGCCGGCCCGGACGGCAAGCCCCTCAACCCGAAGAACCCCACCTGGCGGCCGGACTCCTACCTGCGTGAGACCTACATGTGGGTGCGGCGCGTCCAGCGCGAGCAGGCCGCGACGCAGGCGACGGTCATCGAGCTGTCGAAGGCCGTCGCGCAGCTCGCCGCCGACCGGGGTCAGCAGGTCGACCCGGACGCCCTGGTCCAGCGGATCACGTCCGCGATCGAGAACGTCACGGTTCGCCTCGACGTCGCCGACGAGTCGACCGCCTGACATGCGGATCTACTACGACTCGGAGTTCCTGGAGGACGGCCGGACGATCGAGCTGATCTCGATCGGTCTGGTGGCCGAGGACGGCCGCGAGTACTACGCGGTGAACTGGGACATGCCGTGGCGCCGCATCGTGCGGCACGAGTGGCTCCGCGCGAACGTCGTCCCGTCCCTGCCGGTCGTCCGGCACGACGGCATCCGCCCGTTGCGGAAGCCTTTCCTCGACCGTGCGCACCCGGACGTGAAGCGCCGCGCCCGGATCGCCGACGAGGTCCGCGACTTCCTCCAGGCGACGCCCGACGTGGAGCTGTGGGCGTCCTACGGCGCATACGACCACGTTGTCCTGTGCCAGCTCTGGGGCGCGATGGTCGACCTGCCGGACGGCGTGCCGATGTTCACGCGCGACCTTCAGCAGGAGGCCGCGCGGCTCGGTAACCCGCCGCTGCCTGAGCAGGCGGGCGGGTTCCACAACGCGCTGGCGGACGCCCGCCACGTGAAGACCGTGGCGGAGTTCCTGACCGTCATGCCAACTGGCAAGAAGGAGTGAGCATGTCCGCACCCGTGGAAGCCAAGGTCAAGGCGCAGAGCCTCGCGACGCTCGTCGCTGGCTTCGTCGTCGCGTGGATCGTGGTGGAGGTCCCGGCGCTGGCCGGGCTCGCCGACGTCCTCCAGGCGCTCATCATCGGCGGGATCGCGACGGCGGTCGGCGCGGTGACGGGGTGGCTGACCAAGCACACCCCGCGCGCCCCGGCGCAGGTGCCGCCCGCGCCGCGCCTCTGATCGCGGGCGGTCCCCCCGAGCCGCCCGACGCGAACGCCCCTCGCTCTCCTCCGGGAGGGCGGGGGGCGTTTCGCCGTATCCTGGTCTGGCCGTCCGGTGTAGCTCAACGGCAGAGCGGCCCGCGTTGGCGGGCGTGGACCCCGGTTCGATACCGGGCACCGGCAGCGGCGCCGCTGCTGCCACGGGAAACCCTGGCGCCCGGTGATCCGGCGCAAGCAGCACGAGCGCCCCCGTCCATCAGGGCGGGGGCGTTTCGCATTTGCGCAGGTAGTGTGTGATGCGTCGGCGGGTGGGGAAGCCCGACCGACGCGAACGGCCCCGTCTCCTCCGGGAGGCGGGGCCGCTTCGCTGCGTCCGGGGTCAGTCGTCGGGGAATTCGACGGTGATCGTCTTGTTGCCCTTGCAGGTGGTGCAGGTGCCCGACTTGGTGAAGCCCTTGCCTTCGCAGGCGGGGCAGGGCGCGGTGCGCTTCTCATAGACGATCGGGGAAAGGATCTCTCGCATCGGGGGCCTCCATCATCTCGCGGTACTCTTCGCTGTCCTTGGGGATGACGCCGCACTTGCGGCACCCGAAGGTGTCCTCGCGTGCCCGCGCCGGGTCGGCTTCGTGCTTGCCGCCCATGGGGCAGGGTGCCTTGGCGAGGCGCCGTCCTTCCTCGCTGAACTTCCACATGTTTGCTGAGCGTAGCCTCCTCGTGTCTGCTCGTGGTTGGGATGGAATCCGCGGCCCCGGGTCCCACCGCGCCGGGGATGACCGGGGCCGCGGGTCTAGGTGCGGACCGCGAGGAGTCCGGTGATGGCGACGGCCGCGCTGATGACGTCGTGCGCCTCGGCGAGCGGCTCACCCCAGTGCGTCCAGAACCACAGGCGCCCGGCGTCGTCTTCGCGGCGGCGGCAGGTGATCCGCACGGCGCGGGGGACCTCGCCCGCGGCCTTGACGATGAGCTGCCCGTCGAGGGCGACGTCGAGGCCGCGGGCGGCCAGGTGCGCGTGGAGCGCGGCGAGCCGGTCCCTGGTGTCGGCGTAGTCGGTCACCGCTTCACGTCCAGCCGCCGCATGACCTCGTCGGCGACGGCGTCCACGTCGGCGATGGGGCCGAGGTCGTCGCCGTGGTGCCAGGTGAACCGGCCCCGGTACGCGCCGATCGTGCGAGGGACGCCGCTCCGGGTTCTGGTGGCGATGCTGACCGCGCTCAGGTACGCCTCGACGCCGCGGACCCGGAGCGCGTCGCGCAGGGCGTGCCGGGCCCGCCCGCAGTCGACAGCGTCGGCCTCGTCGAGCAGCTCCGCCAGGCCGCCGACGCTCCCGGCGCCGAGGGTCAGCGACCCGTCCGCGCCGTCCTTGACCGCCTGGAAGGGGGCGTGCGCCTGGTCGGTCACCTTGACGATCCAGCCGGGGAACTCCTCGCTGAGGTCGGCGAGACGCTCGCCGATGTCGTCGGCGGTGCCGGTCTTGGGTATCTTCCCCATAGCCCGACTCCTTTCGGGTCAGGCCCCGGAACCACCGGCGCTTCACCGCCGGCCGGGGCCGCCTTGTGTGTCCCAAGACACACAAGCGCACGCCCGACCGGGTGAGGGGTCCACTCCCTACCCCGCTGCCGAGGGGTACAGTCCGTACCCCCTAGACGATCAGCCGCAGCGACCGCGCCAGGTCGCGGACCTCATCGGCTACCGTCGCCGGCGGAGACACCAGCAGCTCGGCCACCATCGACCGCGCGAACAACGAGAACGCGAACGTGTCGGCCGAGATCCCCTCCGCCTTACGCATCAGGTGCACGGCGGCGACGTCATCGCCCTCACGGTGGTGAGCGCGCGCGACCTCGACCAGGTACCGCGACTGGCGGGTACGGCTCGGGATCGCGGCCGGGTCGATCCGGTCCGCCGCACGCAACGCCAGACCCGGCTTCTGCAGGTCGAGATGCATGGTCACCGCGTAGTGCTCGACCATCCCCCGGCCGATCATCAGCCACGGGTGCGCGTACCCGGCCGGCAGGCCCCGGGCGGCACGCTCGGCCTCATCGTGGTGACGCCACGCATCACCCTCCCGGCCGACCTTGGCATGCGACAACGCGATGGCCAGGTGCATCAGGCTGAACAGCGCCAACTGCTCGGCGCTCTTGCCGGGGCGGAGCATATCGGCGACGTCGCGGGCCAGCTCCACACGCGCGTCGGCCGCCTCGCCCGCGTCGCGCCACACGTGGTTGAGGTACCAGGCGGCGCCCGCGATGGCCGCCGGGTCGTCGGCGTCAGCCGCGGCGTGCATCGCCCGGTCACTGGTCAGGTAGACCAGCTCCGGCGCGGGCTGGAACGTCGTGTAGAGCTGCGCGAGGTGGTAGACCTGCGCGAGCTGCCGGGACGCCTGGCGGCGCTCGGCCCCGTCCAGGGCGCGGGCGGAGGCGCGGGCATCGGCGATCAGCCCCGGCAGTCGGCCAGCGACCGCGCCGCGCTCGTGCTTCTTGGTGTGCCACAGCCGCCACGCCTGCTCGACCCGCCCGGTGAGCACGTCCGCCGGCATCGGGTCGTCCCCGGCCGTGACGGGGTAGGCGGCCAGGCTGTTGCGGATGACGTCCAACGACTCGTGCGCGTGCTTGGTGTAGGCGGCGCGCGACAGCCGCTGATCGCCCACCAGGTCCGCGAGGTCGTCCAGGCCGAGGACGTCGGCCAAGCGGATCAGCATCGGCAACCGGGGGAGGCCGAGCCGTCCGGTTTCCAGGCCCTTCACCCATTCGGCGGATCGCCCGACCAGCCCGCCGAGCACGGCGCGGCTCCTGCCGGTCCGCTCGCGGTAATACGCCAACCGCTGGGCAAAGGGGGCATCTGGAGCAAGTCCTGCGCTGTTAGTGTTGGGCATAGCCCCGCACCTCCTGAGACGTCGACACTCTCAGCGTAGGTCGCGGGGCCCTTCGCGTGACAGGGATTCCGGACGTGCAAGAGCCCCCCGCGCGCACGGGCCGGACCTCCCGCCGCTATCACTTCGGTGATCGCCGAAGTGATGCCTACGCCCGCGCACGGGCCGGACCCGCCATCACTGTGGTGGTTGCCAAAGTGATGCGTCTCGCGCAGATCTGCGCACGACCCGGACACCGCCATCACTTCCCCACTTGGCGAAGTGATGCGCCCGCCCCCGCGCGCACGGGCCGGGCACTCGACGAGCAGCAGCGAGCCCCGCCGGTCGGTGACCTGACGGGGCTCTCGGCGTGGTGGCCGCGGCTACCGTCGTCGGCTGCTCGACGAGGTGCGGCGCCCGGAGCTGCTGCTCGGCGTGCGCCGGGTCCTGGCGGTGCGGCGCCGCCGCTTCTGCTGGCGGGCCATGGTCTTGCGGTTGCGCTCGGCGTAGGTGCCGGCGAGGACGGCCGCGCCGGTCAGTGCAGCGATCAGCACGACGCAGACGGTCGAGATCAGGGTGAACCCGAACTCCACCAGGATCGCCGTGGCGCTGAGGCCGGCGAACCCGGCGCCGGCCCACGCGGCGCGCGAGCGTGCCCAGTGCGCGGAGCGGGTGTGCGAGCGGACGCGGGTGCCGTCCTTGCGGACGTAGGAGGTGACCCGCGGCTTCTGCTGGGTGCGGCCGGTGGGCTTTCTCGGAGGCATGATCTTCCCTTCGGTGGCGGGTTAGGTCCGCCGGATCGGGTTAGTTCCGTAACCGCCGCCCTGTGCGGCGGTCACTCGTGCTCTGGCCTGCGAAGAGTTAGGTGGGTTAGGTGGGTTGGGGCAGTGAGGTGCGGGCCCCGCACAGGCCCCCAGGGCGCGTCTCCGGGGGTGTGCGGGGGAGGTCACTCACTGCTCGTCGAGGTCGGCGGTCGACCGGTCCGCGATGGCCTTGCGGAGTTGCCCGGGGTCGAGTCGGCGGACGTTGCCGGCGTTGGTGGTGGGCACGCCCTCGTCCTCCAGGCGCTCCCTCAGAGCCGTGCCGTTCAGCGTCCGATAGGGCGCCCAGTGCGGGGCGAGGTCGCGCAGCAGCGCGGGCACGTCGGCGAGCCGGACGCGCTCGGCGCCGAGCACCTCGTCGAGGTCGGCCAGCAGGTCGCGCTCCTCGATCGCCGGCCGCGCCCGATCGGTGCCGGGCACCTGGCGGTTCCTGCGCCGAAGCTCGGTCAGGGCCCGGTCGACGAGCGGCGTCACCTGGTCGTGGTCCTTGGCGACGCTGAGGAAGTAGGCCTGGACCATCTCCGAGCGTTCCCCGGAGAAGCCCTTGACCAGCGCGGTTCCCTTGTCGGTGCCAGGGATGAGGTCGGTGGCGCGGTGCCCGCCCCGGTACGCGCCCTGCCCGAGCAGCGCGTCGTTGGCGACGTGGTCACCGACCGCGAACGCGATGCCGTTGGAGCAGTTGCGGGTCACGTCCCGCGGCATGCTCGTCGACGTCGGCGCCTGCGTGGAGACGATGAAGTGGATGCCGCGCTTGCGGCCCAGCTTGACGATCTCGACGACCAGCCATGAGATCTCGTCGCCGTGCTCGCGGTGGTTCAGCGCGACGTGCGCCTCCTCCAGCAGGCACACCAGCGGGTGAAGCCCCGGCACCTTGTCGGCCACGGTCCGCGTCACCTCGGGTTCCTGGCACTGCACCAGCAACTGCCCGCGGTCCTGGACCTCGGCGTGCAGCTCGCGCAGGTCGACGAGAATCTCCTCGATCCGCTCGTCTTCGGCGCCCATCACGTACCGCGCGCACCTCGGACGGAAGCTCTCGAAGTCGTAGTTGGAGTCCGGGACCCAGATGCGCAGCTCGGCCGTGGGGTCCAGGGCGGCGCCGGCCATGATGACCCGCGCCGCGCTGGACTTCCCCTGCCCGGGGATGCCGCCGACGATGGTGTTCCGGCCGATCAGCGGCGCGACGGTCGGGTCACCGCGCAGCGTCCGCCCGAACGGGACGCCCTTGAACACGTCGACCAGGCCCTCGTCGAGGAGCGGGTACGGGCCCGCGCCCTCCTCAAGGGCGCCCTTGTCGGCGACCCACAGATCCAGGACCCCGGCCTCACCGCCGGTCGAGGGCCACACTTCCTTTGCGAGCCGGTAGAGACCGGACGCCAGGTCGGCGCGGCGCCGCGCGATGCGGTCGGCGGTGACGCCGGCGGGCAGCCTCAACACCGCATGCGTCCCCCGGCCGTCGCGGCGGGCGGTGGTGATGTACTGGAGCGGCAGGCCGTCCTTGAGGTAGGCGGTGATCTGCGGGATGCGCAGCGCCTCCAGCGCCCTCGCAATCGTCGTCTCGTCGATCTGAACGTCCATGTCGACGTCACCGGCCGTCCCGACCCAGCGGGCTTCGTCGCGGTTCTCGTGACGCAGGCCGATGCCCCACAGCGCCAGCAGCACCACCAGCGGCGCCACCAGCGCGACGGGGAGCCACAGCAGCGTCACCACCACGACGGTGAACTCGGTGACTTCGGCGACCGCGACGAACGGCGTCACGACCTGCGTCACGTCCTGGCGCGCGACGGCGAGCAGCACACCGACCGCGCCGAGCCCACCGACCGTGACCAGGCCGGCCTTCGGCGCGGCCGTGATGACCCGGCCGGGGATCTCGATCAGGTCCATGCGGCGCTGGTGCCGGTCGCGTCGCCACTCCGCCGCCTTCTCCTCCCAATCGAGGGCGGCGGCGTGGTCGCCCATGGCTTCGGCGGCGCGGAGCATCCGCTCATACCGGCCGCCGGTCCGCCGCTCCCACGCTCGGCCGGCGACCACGACGACGCCGGTCACGACGTAGCCGCCGTGCTCGGCGAGCAGCCGCGCGGCCGGGCTGTCCACGACGGAGTAGACGACGTCCAGGACACCGGCCGGGCCCTTGCCGTCCTCCTCGTCGAGGTCGACGATCTCCCCTTCGAGAGCCTCCTCCTCGGCGTCGTCCTTCCCCAAAGACACGCTTTCGGGGACGACGTACAGGCGGGGTGTCCGCGTCACGGAGCCCCCTCCACGGCGAGAGCCTCACGGACGAGCCGGGCCTTCGGGTGCCCGATCCGGAGCTCGCGCCGGAGCTGGCGGACCGAGGGGAGAGCACCGGTCGCGAGCACCTCGGCATACCGGTCCCGGGCGGTCGCGACCACCGGGACGAGGTCCGGCTCGACGGGGGGTTCCTCGCACTGCTCCGGCTCGTCGTCCGGCGCCTCCGGGAGCGCGGGCGGGAGCGTCTCGCGAGAGGGCTCGATCTCGTCCCACAGCGCGTACCCGTCCGCCGCCTGACCAGCGGACCCGAGGTCCGGGAGCGGCCACCAGGACGGCGACGCAACGACCGTTGCGGCTCCACCGTCCGGCGCCGCAAGCTCGGCGTCGAGACCGGTGGTCGCGACAGGGGCTCGCGTGACGAGCCGGTGAAGGGTGCGCAGCAGGACGAGGAGGCCGAGCATCGAAGCGACCGGAGGCACCGCCGCGGTGAGCTGGTCGCTCAGCTCGTGGTCGACGTGCCCGACGTTGAACGCCAGCGAGACACCCCATCCGGTGGTCGCGATCGCCCCGGGCAGGAACAGATCCGCCCACGACAGGGCGCTCTTGCGGAGGCGGTGGCCCTCCAGCGTGAGGGCGAACAGGCCGAGCTCACCGACGCCGATGAACACGTCGACCATGGCCGGGAACGACATGGCCTTCCAGTCGTTGAGGCCGTGCTCGATCGCCCAGCCGTACAGGCCCGCCCAGGACTGGGCGAACCCGACGCCGGTGGCGGCCAGGACGCCGGCGGCCATGAGCGCGACGGACGCCAGGTGCGCGATGCGGGTGGTGCGGTTCAT